TCTCTCAAGAAATCTGCTTCAGGGAGAGGGAAGATTAACCTTCCAGTTCTCAAGATGTGCTGACCCTCGTACATGAGGCGGATGAGATGGCTGGCAAACTTTGTGTCGTAACCATACTTCTCCATCAGCCCGCTACGATTGGTAGCTTTGTCCAAGCGAGACTTCAACATCTTCGCAACGTCTTTGATTTTTCTGCTTGGATGAAAGTTCAAGTCACCGATGGTGAAACTATCACCCTTATCGATTCCACCAGGGAGCAAACAACCGCGATACTCAGCGAGAAGTTTGTTTGGTGTTTCCTCGACGGCGCTTACTAGGAAACTGTAAGCGATGTTCAAGTCAGAAAAATTCTCTGTACGAATCTGCATCTTATGTTTCTGTCCGAATGCGTAACCAAGAAACTTCTGCTTGGCTCCCTTCCACGGGAACAGATAAGCGTTGTCGAGAAGCATTTGTCCGAATGCATCTTCGAAAACCACGTTCTCCTTGTTCACAAACAGCATTTCTAGCACATTTGGGTTATTCTCCATGGCTAACTTCATGAATTTGCGGATTTCGTATAATTTCCGGTCTACAGCGTTTTCATCGTTCTTTCCATCAGCACTCTTGGACAGAGTTGACAAATCAACCTGCTCAAGTGTCGAGAGTCCGTAATAATGCTCAGGTAGACCAACAAGAACACCAACAAAGTCCTTATCTGAAGTAGGAGTTGAAGTCCCATAAGTTCCAGAATACGTCTATTTTCAAGATTGTCACATACCATTAATGAGATGAAGCGTTCTTTTCCGCTGTCAATCTAACCCGATAACTGACCGTTTCAAGACTTTCGATACTTATCATCGAATCGAATGTGGCCACATTAACAGTTTCTATCTTCGAACACAGTTTAATTGGGTTTGTTCTGCTCGTTTCCTCACCGTATTTCTGTTTCATATTAAACTTATATTTCGCTATCTCTTCATGAAGTTGTCCAGAACCCCAAGTTTTACTGTATGGTCTGAATATATTCAGAATTTCTTTTCGTGAAGAGTGACCAGCATTTAGAAGTTTTCTATGAATACACGATGCGCTTATTTGAACAGTTCCCATCTCTAGCAATATGACATCATTCGAGTCGAGTGAGATAATTTACGCTTCAAATCGTCTTTCTGACATTGATATACATCGTAAATGATGAATGCCTTGTATCTCAAAAGCTACTTTAGCTTCTGGAATATAAAAGTCGTACTCCAGATTATGACCAGACTTTGGATTCTTTAGAAAATCGGGTCTAAAATTTCGTATCACTTTTATACCCGGTTTAAGAACCAGATTAAGACTCTGCTCAAATAAATCTTCAGAATAACTCATAGTGGAGGTGGGGGAAATCGAATCCCCGTCCATAAAATATTAACACTTGACATTTATGCGCTTAGATATTCTCTCATATCTGAGTATTCATTTGAATCTACTATTTTCTCAAGTCAATGTTAAGACAGTTTGCCCCGAGAACACAAACTGAATGCAACGGCTGTGTGGCTATTGCCCAATTCGGGTGGTATTTCTACTCCCGTCACTGTACCTCACCACGATGGAACTAGGCAGCCATTGCAAGAGGAGCAGAAGGCGCAAGCACCTGTGCAACTCTCTTTGCGAAAATCGAAACTACGTTCGAAATTTTTGCATTTGTTGGTTTTCACCTTTTTAAGGAGCCTGTGAGACCTCCGCGCAAAGTCTAGTATCTTTACTCCATGTCGAAACCTTTCACCCCCGAATTATGTTACACAGTCGCCTGTGCAACAACTGGTGCAGAAACAGCCTTGACCTTAGGCTTATAGTTCGCCTGTGTCAATGCGACCCCAGCATTTGTATCACCCAAGAGCTTTGCTTTCGCAATGTTCTGGGCTTTGTTGCGAGCCGTACGACCCTTCTGTGCATCATACTTCGCTTTCTTTTGTCCACCTTTTGCCATACTTCCTCCTTTAGTATCCTTCTGATACGATTATGTTCCAAGCGTACAAACCATCTGCGAGAATTGCGTCTATGTTTTTGAAATGAATAGTCTCGTTGATAAGACCTATTCGATTCAACATGTACTGTTTCAAGAACTCTTGCTTGTTCATATCTTCAATCCCTCATCTTCATCAGAAACATCTTCGCCTTTGAATTTCTTGTCGATTCGTGTCAACTGTGACTTCACTACAGTTGGTGTTGTTTTCAAGAACTTCGCTATCTCTTCTACATCACCAGATACGTTTTCTTTTGTGAGTAGAATAATCTTTTGTTTCAATGACAAATCTTTCATTCTATCGAATTGGTCAGTCACGTTATCATACCAACCAACATTCGTAATCATCTTACTTGCAGAATAGAACAAGAACGATGGACTGAATACAGCGGCGAGACTCACGAACAGAGCGAACCAGAATATAGCATTCTTCTCTGTAGTACGCATGACTGCGGCAATCGTTTCAATGATTGCTTTGAGTTCGAGCGTATCATGCTTTACAATCTGTTCTGTCTTTTCCTGCTGTTTCTGTAGCTGGTCAATCGCCTTCGTGATAGACTTTGATGAAGTTGTCCCACGTTCAGACAGACCTTGTAAAGAATTTCGAATCAGTTCTTCATTCTTTGCGCTTGTTGATAATTGCGCTATAGATGCTTTTGATGAATCGATTACTGTGTAGCTGTGCTTAGTGTACATGGATATCATACTCGACAATGAAACGATTGTCAAGAGAATTAATAGACATGACCCAAGAATTTTATTCCAAGTCGGTAGCTTCGTAGTACCAAGCAGAAACGATATAACAATGATAAGTGGTTCGACAGTCACAGCACCCCAAGCAGAAACACCAAGCTCAAGAAAGAATGCTGATTGCACCGTGAATGTCCATGTGGCTATCATTAAACCAAGAATCAAACATATGAAAATCAGAGTTTTGTCGAGCCACTTTTTCATTAATTTACTTTACCTTCTTCGCCAGTTTAACCAACTTTTTACCTATGCGGTCGTACATTCTGAGCATAGTATTTATATCCTTGACTTCTGTGACAGAAAACGACCCTTTCTTGCTGGCCGCGATTCTGTGAGCCATCGGTTTCTCTACCCGTGTTCTACTGCGCCTCGTTTTTTTCTTTTCTAATGCGTTTTCTGTATACCACTTCTTTGGCAGAACTTCATTCTCAAGAAAATTGATACATTCGCTTCTAGTCATGTAGGAGGTTGCTACACTCCGTACTCCGCGCTGGCGAAGCATCTTTTTCAGATTCACAACTGAAACATCGGCATATTTTTCAACTGATACGATTTCCTTTTCAGGAAAGCCAACTGTTCTATCGGCTGGAAATCTTTCTTTACGATTATTGACAATCGGGAGCAATCGAACATCATCAGGCTCAAGTTCTTTATGGATACCGAAAACCATGGGTTTTCCTGGGTACATGAGATACGCTTTATCTCTCTCGACAAGCTGTTTTGATATACTGAGAGCATATCCCTTATTCGCAGAGCCCACAGCTTTTGATAAGTCGGCTATCGACCACTTTTTGTTTTGGTTAATGAAAATCCGTATTTTATTCCATACTTTATTATCGAAATTCTGCGCCGCTTTGGTCTTCATTTCTTTTTCCCCCGTTTCTCCAAATAATTCCAAATGGTCTTCGTCTACTGTTGGTTTATCTGATGCAAAAACACCAGTTGCTTGTTTGTTCTTCATTCTGTTTCTCTCATCGTTTACTGTTGGACAATCTCGTACTTCATCTTCTGTGATTTCTCGCACAAGTTCATAAACGGGGGTTGAAGGTCCTCTTAAATTCCCCAGATAGTGATTTACTCTAGCAGCATTGAGTTTAATCAAATCTGATGAAATTCCAGAAGCATATGGGACAGTTACTCCAGCTTCTTCGCTCACTTCAGCCGCTGTCCAGATTTTCCTGCCCACAATAGAAAGAAATACCATCTGATGTTTCTGCATTAACCCCTCCTTGATTTAAGTTGTCGCTCGTACTTGCCGACCAAATTCTTCTTTTCCCTGTAGTGGTCTTCAATCAATGTATCTGATTCCATCTTGCAAAACTCGCAAGTTTCTTCATCACAAGTTCCTTCTATGTGAGCCATTGATTCTTGGACGTACTTGTCTACTAATAACACCCTGTTCTCCTTTAATTGATACAGACTGCGTTGATTTCTGGTGTTTCTTCCCCAGTAACTTCTTCATCCACAGATTCGAAATCTCTGTTGCTATAGTGGCCTAGAGTTGGCGAAAACCCTACGAGCGAAAACGAATTCCCCTCTTCATCTGAAGCTGATACAACTAATGCATCAGGATACTGCTCTGTGCATCTGTTCAGTTCATTTGCGTATTCTTTAAGCGTTTTCAACTTGCGGCTCCTTTGTTTTTTGATATTTTTCCGTCGCGGTCGAGATTATCCTCTACTTGTTCGATGATTGCTTCCAACGGATTACTTTACTTCTATCATAACTTCTCCTTGAGTTTTCTGAAAATCGGGAATCGAAGCGAGAAGTATCCATTTTCATCGGCTTCATCAGTCAGACCCTGAAACTTTGTTTCTGCCATCTGACCAAGAATCGTTGCTCTGTTTGTCCAGAACCAATCTCTCGAATATTCACCAGAGAGTTTGTATCCCGACCCGCACTTGGAGCGAACTTTCTTTCCTTCATACTCACCTTCGAGTAGAGTTGCACCGAGCGTTCCTTCGCAAGCTGTGCCGGGCGTCCCTTCTTCGAAACCAACAATCTTGAAGTCATCCTCGATGAACAGTTTGTGCTTGAGAAGATTCGCGCTCCGCTTCCAATCATAGTGATTGACAGGGTTGCGAAGCATCACACCTTCGTAGCCTTCTTCAACATACTTGACGCAAAGAGCATCGATTGCCTCTCTGTTGTTCGCTACTTGCTCGTATGGAATGAACGTGACGTACTTGAAATTGTACTTTGTCATGCATTCAGCATACTTCTTTACCATTTCGTCAGTGTTCGCCCAGTCCCCACCGATGTAGAAAACTGAATACTTGAGTTGTTTCTTTACTGCTGGGTCGAATCCTTTTTTCTTGCTGACAATGCTTGAGATTGTCTGGAACGGAATAGAATGCGAGTAAAGTTCACCGTCTACGAAAGTGAGGTCGTTCTCGGTCATGAGAATATTGAGTTCTTCTGCAATGTGGTCGAACCCGATGATTTTCTTACCAGTACGAGAGTACATTGTGCCGTTGAAGTATGAGCGTATACCGTCGAGCTTCTTGCTTGCCCACCAGTAAGCAATACCGTCGTTCTTCTGCTTCTTGTGATAGTCAAGATACTTTTCTGCAAGCTGTACTGTGAACTCACCGATGATTTTCCCGTAGGCTTTTTCGACAAGAGAGATACCAACACCACACTTCAAGTCTTTACCAAGAATCAACTTGATAACTCTCTGTGCATCTGCTGTGCATTTGCTCAACAGGTCATTCACGACAGTTCGAGCCTGTGTCCCTGAAATAGCTCTGCTGTGAAGATTCCCTGATATCTTCTTGAAGTCTATCCAAACGTCAGCGACAGAATAGCGTCCTGTCGGGCATTCATCAAACTTCTTGATGTTCGTGAGAATCTTTGGGTCGAGGGCTATCTGCAATGCTTCACGAACAAGAACTGAATCGTTCTTTACCAGGATAGCTACTTTGTCATTGAGTGAAGAAGTTTCGTTCAGTTCTTTAAGAAGTTTTTCCAATTTTGCGGTCCCTTTCGTCTCCCAGAAGATTGTATGTTGCACAGAAGCCTTCCCAGAAAGTTGACTTAGTTGTTGATTTCGGGCACTTGGACTAACTGGTTTACATCACTTTGTTCATTGAGACAATGCATACATTTCCATGTGAGAATTGTTGTCTTGTCTGCACGATAAACGGGAATATACTGATGTTTGAAAATCATCTGTTCTCCTTGATTTAATTTACTCTATCATTATTTGAGATTCTTGTCAAGAAAATTATTACAGATTTTACGACCACGAGCAAATAAAATTTCTCGTTGGTTTTTCGATTGAGTGACTATAGGGTCCAAAGTGTAAACGTCTTTGACGATAGCATAAGACACTTGGAGCTTCCATGATGCGTCATTCGCGCCGAATACAGACAAAATCTGCTTCTTAGCTTCCTCTTGAGTATAACCAACAAGACGCACGTTAAATTATATCATAAATCTGCGGAATGTCAAGAAAAAAGAAAACAGTTCAGAATTATATCTGAACTGCGATTTTGCTCACTCACTAGGGGTCGAACCTAGATTGACAGATTCAAAGTCTGTTGGCCTACCAGTTAGCTCGATGAGTGAATATTGGTACGTTTTGTACACCCAACGGGGTTCGAACCCGTAATTTTTTCCTTGAAAGGGAAACGACTTAACCATTCGTCCATGGGTGCGTAAAATTTCTGATGTCTTCTAGTTTGTCCAGAACTATCAGATTCAAAGAATTTTCTTTTGTAGCTGTTTCAACTTTATGCTTTACTTCTGTTGTCCCATAACCTTTTATCTCAACCCAGATTTCAAATTCTGGTAAATAAAAATCTGGGTAGTATTTACGTTCATTGCCATGAATATCCGTGTATTGAAAACCAACATATTTGCGTTCCCAAATGATATTCATACTATCACATCGTTTTACAAATGTCAACTCCCAAGTGCTATCCAAAATGACATTTTTTTGTAAACTTGTTTCTTGCCTCGGCCACTACCTCTTCTCATACCACCACAGTTTTTCTTGCTCTTTAACAAAACTACTTGATTTTCTTTTTGTTCGTCTGTCCACTTCTTTCCAATAAGTCGTTGCTGATATTGTAATTTAAGCTCTGGATGCATAGTCTTTCTGCACATATCGCAGAGTCCCTTTTTTGAAACTTTACGACCGCATTCACCGCATTTAGAGGCACGTTTTTCATCTTTCATTTCCTTTCTAACTTTCATCCTGTTCTTCTGAATTTCTTCTGCTCGAAAAAAGTACGGAGTATCGACCATGGGATAGTATTCGCGGTCCATGATTGATGCAAATATGATGAAGTCTGCTTTGTTCTTGTTGCAACGAATACACGTTACTACATAGTTATGTTCGTTCGTGTAACCACCCACAACAGGAGCAATGTGGTCAAGGGATGCTTTTCCTTTGATTTGTTTTTTGCAATAAAAGCACTTCCCATCTTGCTCTCGGAGAAGTTCTGCTCTCTTGCGGATTCTGAATTCTGAAGTTTCTCTCATCGTTATTTAATTATATCAGAAATTGGAGATTTGTCAACCTTAATATTTCCACATAATCCATGAGATGAACAATCCACCTAAGATACAGATAGTTAGCTTCACTTCAGGAGGAACAGCATCGAACAGATGTGGGTTGGTCAAGATGTACATATTTCTCCTTATAAGTGAGTGTCTAACCCAGTCTCTTTCGTGAAGATGCCCTGCAACTGGTCACAGTAAACATCTTCATGATGAACTACATGTTTCATGATTTAATTATATCAGAAAACAGGAAAATGTCAAGAAAAAAGGGCAGATGAAATGAATTCATCTGCCCAGATAAGTCTTTGATTTCTTTACTTCTTATTCAATTCAGCTTCCAAATCTGCAAGATATGGGTCAAGTTCAGGGGCACTTGGCGCAGGTGCAGGCTTTGGAGCAGGGGTTGCTGGTTTCGGTGATGGGGTTGCTGAAGGTCTTGGTGTTACTACTTCAGCTTCATCATCCGTAAGAGTCTCTGGCACGCCTGCAGGAGCTGGGTTAGCACGTTGCGTTCTCTGCTGTTGTGGAGCAGGCGCTGTTGTGCCAGTAGCATTCAAAACTTTTGCTCTGAATGCTGTATCGAGTTCCTCATAGGACTTGAATGCGCTCTCTGCGATGAATTCGTTGAGGTTGTACGCACTCTCCATGATTCTGTCTATCTCTTCAGGATTTGTTGAGATAGGGCTTGATTCACGAACGAACTGAGTTTCATCGTAGTTCGGGAAACCGCTAACAGTTTTGGTGATGAGGTTGATATCGAAACCTTTTTCAGGGTCGATGAAAATCAACTGTTCCAAACCTGGTTCGGGGAACAATACTGCATAGAATTTGTCATACAGTTTTGTACCAAACTCCCAGAGGAATACTTTACCCTCGTTTGCAGGGGTTTTCTTGTCGGTGATAACAAGAATGTTCGCAATGAATCTCTTCTTACGGTAGAACTGACGTGCCTTGATTTCATCCTGCGGGTCGCCTGTGTTAAACAAGATACCTGCATGTTCATCAATAGGACACTTGTGTCCAAGAGTTGCTGGGCAGTTCTCGTAAAAGAACCCAGTTGGTGTCTTGAACTGATGCTTCAGAACTTTTACCCATGGCATGAGTGCTGAATCCATAGGCAACATTCTGATGCGGTAGATATTCTTTCCTTCTTTCGGTGCTTCGGGCTTCCAGAAACGCTTGTCAACGCCTGTTGAGGCATCTTCCTGTTCTTTCAACTTGCCCATGTTATTAACGAATTTGCTTCTGTCCCATTTTGCCATAATCGTATATCTCCTAGGTATTTGGTCTTGGTGTCTGGTGTAATTTGTGTACACACGTCCACTTCTCTTCTCGCATCTGCTGTTTGGTAAGGATGAATATTTTCTTTTCGAGAATATTCTTCGGTTGCTGATGCTTCTCTGTTAAGGGCAATGCAATCATGTTCCATCTCGCTAAAAGCCACACTATGGTATTCTTTCGTTTGATGTCAGATTCATCCATAGTAGGAACTTTCAACAATTCTTTGAAATGACAGAGATAGTTCTTTCCGTTCTCTTGAATCAAATAACAGGACGGATAAATCTTTCTGTCTTTTCTGTTTGCTATCCCTATGCGCTCCAGAGTCTCTTTGATTATCTTCTCTGGTTTCAACAACTTGACTTCCAATTTGCTCATTTTACATGCTCCTATCCCCGATGTCAATATCCACAAGTACCATTACATTTCTTGTCAAGCATATTTTTCAAAATCTCTTGTGTTTTCACAACAACTTCTTCGAGATTCTTATCTTCCGTATTGATGTTGATAACAGGGATTCCATGTTTCATAGAAAGTTCTTCCCCGTATACTCGATACCGATTTATAAGTGCATCAAAGAAATCCTTCCCCTTTCTGTCGAAATAATCTTCGGCGCCCTTTTCCCGAGTTGACATACGTTGCTTTGCCGTCTCGAAGGAAACATTGAACAATAGAATTGCGTTCGGCATAAACCCCCGACTCGCAATCTTTGATATATTTAGTAGTGTGTCAACTTCAAGCCCTGTCGTGATTGTCTGATATGCTAAGGTGCTCAAGACACCACGACTACAAAGAATCAGCTTGTCCCAGTTTGGTTCAACAACATTCTTGATATGGACTGCTCTGTCTGCTTGGAATAGAAGCATTCTTGCCATCTCGTCTATTCCATACTTATTGTCTTTGTCAAGAACCATATCACGAAATATTCCCTGCGGTTCCTTTGTGACAATACAACCCGGATGCTTCTCTGCAATCTTGTCGAGTACAGATGATTTACCACATCCGTCTATTCCTTCCAGTGAAATATACATTATTTCTTTCCTCCGAACGCTATTCGTATCTTTTCCACATCTGAACGTGTAATGAGCCCCAACTTCAAAAACTCTGTAGATTCTGCTTTCGAGCATTTGAAGTACAATGAAATGAGGTCAACGTGTTCTTTGTCAATTCCCGTTTCGAGTAGCTTTGGGTACTTCAAGAACTTACGACTGCGTGGGATTATCTTCAACAAAAGACCATACATATCCCGCTTGCTCAACGCATCCTGATATACGCTGATACTATTTATAATCGGTAAATATCCCTCATCCATTCCAAGAAAACGAATTATCATGAATGAATTCCAGACTTTCATCTCTGTATCTCTGTCAGTCACATTACCACGTTTATTGATAGTGATATCAGACAGATAATCGAAAAGAGTAACAGGCTTTCCCTTTACTTCCTCTTCGAATACATGGACAACTTTCTGGGTAGGTAAATCAAACAATTCATCGAGCATTTTTCTTTTTTGTCGCTTTCTTCTTGCCTGCTATCACTTTACGACTGGTAGCGGCTTTCTTTAGTGCGGGTTTCTTCTTTTCTGGTACTACTGCTGTTGGGTATGGGGCAGGTGTTTTGCAGAAAATATTACCCAATCTTACAACAGATTCAAGAGCTTTTTCAAGCCGTGAACGCTCTTTGTCTTTCTTTGTTTTCATCTTTATTGACTCCTCGGGTTTAAAATAATAAATCATACTTCAGTTCTTTGCAAACTCTGCTGGAATCCATGCAACAACATTGATGTTACCCTTTTGCATTTTGCACTGTGAATAATGTACCATTATAAACTTTTCCTCGCTTTCCAATATCGTTTCATAGATTCAGATTTCTTCTTTTTAGTTTCGTTTGTCATAATTTGTCCCAAGTGAGAAACAGATAACTTTAATCTGGTCTCATCAGACGCTTTTTTACCGATTAAAGCGTCTGAAAGAGATTTTCTATGACTATCTGAACGAATACGACCCGTAGCAATTTCCGATAATCGTTGCTTATGTTCTTCTGATAATTTGCGGCCCGTTCTATTTCTACTCATTAGAATCTTCGTTTCTTTAGAATGAGTTTTACCTTCCATCCCCGATTTACTATGTTTGCCTTTGTTCCAAGGGATATTTCCTTTCAAAGCTATCGAATTTGCTTTACCAATTTTTCGCTTTCGTTGTTCTGAACATTTACAACCAGAAGTGCCGTCACCACCGTTAGTCAAATTCAATAACGAACCATATGGTATTTTACCGATACATTGAATAACATACTTCTCAAAACACAAAGCGCACTCTTCTGAAATATTCGATATTACTTTTATAGGTATAGAATTTTTCAATCTATCCCGAAGAATCAAATGTCTTTGTTTACTATCTATTCGAGAGTCTTTCCCCTTCCCAACGTAAAACGGTTCAAAGAAAAAAGTAGCAAATTCGGAAGTAAATCTTCCGGGTTTTGTAGCGTCAAGAAATATATAAGAGTAGTAAGTCATCATTCACCTCACTATTATTTATATATCGCAAAATTTACTTAACAATCAATCACTTCATCAACAACATCAAATTCAGGCTGAAGTCTGCAAAGTGTGTTTCTCTGTCAATAACGAAGTTCAACCCACGATGGATGTACTCACAACAAAGAATGATGGCTTCTGCTTTCTGTGGCTCTTTCCAGTCTTTGAATGCATCATCCTTCTCCCAAATGAGCGAGTTGTAAACACATTTGATAAGACCTTCATAATCGAGCTTGTTGTTTCTCAATAGCTCACGAATCTCAGATAGCTTCTTGCGCTTAATCATATCAACATAGTTTGCGTATACATCTTCATTCTGGAGCTCTTGGAAGTCAATCTCAAGTGTCCCAGTTGTGCAGAAGTATTGCAAATGATTGATAGTCTTACGAATATCAGGATAGTGCTTCTTAATCAGCTTCACCAAATTCGTTTTCTGGTCTGCTGGAAGTTCTATCTTTTCTGCACGAAGAATTTCAACTACTCTGCGAAGAATAAGAGGTTCGTCAACCCGCTCGAAATAGATTTCTTTCAATCTGGATTTCAATGCGGATGATATCTTCTCTGGGTTATTGCATGTGAATACAAATCTTGCTGATTCAGTCACAGTCTCAATAAGATTTCTCAATGAGTCTTGTGCGGCTTTGCTCAACCCATCGGCTTCATCAAGAATAACCAACTTCACTTTGTCATCCATCGCCATAGTTGAACAGAAAGTCTTGATTTTTGTTCTTATCAAATCAATCCCGCTTTCTTCAGAAGCGTTCACATATAGATACGTTAATTCCATCTGTCCAGCCAAAATTTTAGCTAGAGTTGTTTTGCCAGTACCCGGAGAACCCTCAAACAACATATTTTGCATATGTGCTGGCCCCAGCTCAATTACTTTAGACATTATCTTTTTGAGTGATTGAGGAATAATAATGGATTCTAAATCTACGGGTCTGTATTTTTCAACCCACGGTATTGATATTTCGCTCATTGTTCCTCCGAAGTATTTGAGATTTTCTCATATTCTGTCTTTGTTCAATTGACAGACTCTTCCCAAGTTTAGCAACTCTCATTTTTTCTCTAGTTTCTAAAGAAACACCAATCATACCCTTATTCCATGGGGGATTATTTTTATGATATTCTATTGCTTTTTGTATTGCACATTCTGAAAATTTTCTACCTTTGGTACTTTGCTGTAATGCTTTTATCCACGCTTCGCTTTTTCTTATCCCTTTAGTTGCTATACTTATTTTCTTACGAGTTTCTGCACTAATTGGACCTCTTGTAATTTCTCTCAATTTTCTTTTTGTTTCGTCTGAATGATGTTTACCTTTACGAGAGTTATAGCCTCCGATACCACCAGATTTTGTATTATAAAGAATGTCTCGATTTATTGATATAAATTCTGAAGTTATGAATTCTCTTTCTACTTGATACATCTCTTCTTTGGAAGAACAAAAACAGATTATATTTCTTTTAAATTTACTTCTACCATATTTTTCTATCGCTTTAAAAAGAATTGTTCCAGACCCAAGATAATCATCATTAAAATTATTGGTTTTATGTGCTCCTATATAGACTTTACCGTTTACTAAATTTATAGTCTGATAAATTATATAATATGGAGCTTTTTCTGGAACAGACAATTGCATTATTTACTTTCCTCCGGACGTTTCAACCAAAGTGTATGTTGCGGTGTTACGACAAGTGCTGTTTCTTGACAACAAGAGAGTAACAGATGTTCGGCTAGATTAACAGCCTCTACTGTGATTTTCTTAGAGTCCGATGGGAATTTAGGATAGTTTACTAGACCAATCTTCCCCATCTTCTATTCCACCCGTGTATACGAACTTCTGCTGGGTTATCGTAACGCACAGACCCTTCTCACAATATTTGGCACATTCTTTAGTAATCCAATTGATGTCACCAGCCATATTGATTTCAGCCCAGAACGTATCAATCGTTTTGATATCTTTTATCGTTAATCGTGACATGCTTGTTCTACCTTTGAGCCATCAAAATCTATAAATTGAATATTCTGAATATCATGACCGTTAAGAACTTTCAGAATATGTACAGCTTGGTTGTTAAAATCCTCAAGTATTAATGCTTTGAATTCTTCGTTTCCTTCTGATAATTCATGAGCGATAGAACCTAAACTCATACCCAAGGCCGATACTGCTGTATTAACTGGGGCATCGTCTCCAGCTTCAGCTAGAGCATCAATTGTACTGTACATACCTCGCTGAACTGCTTCAGCATATTTCCTCAATATCTCGTCTTTCTTTTTCTCGTCAACGCTCATGTGTTTATAGCTCCCAACACTTATTTTGGAAATTGATTGACCAACCTATTTGATGTTTTGTATCGATGATGAATTCTCTATTCGCTTTCTTGTTGAAGTAAGCAAAAATGAAACGGGGATGGTCTTCTAGGTCGTAGTCAAGCAACACACCAACAAAGTCAACACTTTCTGGGGATATTACTTTGTAGCATGTTCCGATTCCTTCTTCAAGTTCTTCGTGTTTCACGTTCACAATCCATGGGTGAATATACTGTTCACCTATTCTGATACTTTCCAACTTGTTATCACCAACTTTTACGGGTTTACTTTCTTGCATTTTTTAAATCCTCCAATTTTATAAATAAACCAATATTTCTTCATCTAAAAGAGTGTAAAGCCAAAAAATAAGAATCGGTCAAATCGTACAACGGCATCTTTGATGTAGCTTTCGGCGGTCTGTTTGTTTTTAAATACTCATCGAATAATACACGAACATTCTGTGGAAGTCTATCCACACATACTACTTTCTGCCAGCCTTTAGGTTGTTTATTTTCTTTTTTCAGTTGAGCCGCGAGTTCTTTTGGAATGACATACTTTCTCCAGCTACTTACAGCAACAACTTTCAATTCGCTCTCTGGTAATAGTTCTCGTATCTTCACTCTTAGATACCAGAAATTTCCAGCGATTATATCTTTTGATGATGATTTTGAACCAAAAGATAGACCTTCGAGGTTGATTGTTTTCGGATGATATTTCAGCAAGAAAGCCAAAATATCATCCGAATTTTTAACAATCAGTTCTTCTCCCGCTTCTGGGTTGCTCACTACGATGTAGTCAACAATGTCTTGCTTTTCGTCAAGAATTGTAACGCCAGTTGAACGGAGGGACAAATCGATACCTGCATGATATATTTTTTTCATGCAAGTATTTATAGCATCTGTTTACTTACCCGCTGGGCGTTTGTTCAATCCAGCTTGCGCCAGAATAGCGGCAACATCATCTATATGCAAGCAGTCACACATGCAAGCACCTTGGTCATTCGTCAGTGGGGCAATTCCACCATTACAGTAATCGTTCCCTGCAACTGCACTATGCAATACACCGAAGGATACAATCTCCCCGCTATTACCTATCTTGATAACCTTATCACCATTCTTTGCTTCACGTCCGTTTCTATAATGCATGTTTCTCCTTAATCAACAACTGGAAGTTTGGTCTTTTTCTTTTCCTTCTCTTTTTCTTTCAAATCTTCGTACACTGATGCGGCGACTTCTGATGCTCTGACTCTCCACTTCAGTTCGTTCTCTTCTGAAGCAAGCAAAACTTCAGCATAGAAATCCTCATAATCGTGCTTTGCGATTCCATACTGCTTCGAGCGTTCTTCTGATTCTGGATTGTACTCACAATGTCTGAGTTCATGACGAATCAAACGCATCTTGTCATCTTCGCTGTAGTGTTCCCAAGGAAGTTCATCGATAACAAGAATGTAATCCCAACCCTCTTCAGGCTGCCCAATCTCTGGGTTGCTTGTGAGATAACGAACAAGCTGTGAAGGTTTGCTGATGTAAGCCAACCAACTCTTCAGCTTTGGTTTTGTGTCGAAAAGAACTTTGATGTTCGCTGATACCATGTCACCAAAGAATCGTTCTTTCACTGTTTGTACCAATGTCAAAACTTCTGCAGGAGCTTCTCTGTAATCCATGTTAGTTACTCCCCGCAATATTCCCAGCATCTTGACCGCTGATATTGATTGCATTTCCTGTGCTTCTATAAGAACTACATGCGGCAGACGCAACAACCATCTGGTCGAGATATCCTTCAGCGCCAGCTTTAGCCTGATAAACGCGAGAGTTCATGTTATGTGCGCTACCAATCTGCAATGCGGCAGCATGAGCGTCAATGTTCTGGGCGAGGAATACGAATTCCCAGCTATATGTCTCTGCTGTTAAACCCTCCATCGAACCCGATTCATCCAAAATCATTACAACTTCTGTTAAGTCTTTTTTCATTTTATTCCTCCAATTTAAAGAATTGACTAAATCTTCATACATTTCATATAGATGCAGACCATCTGAGAATGCGATGATTTTGCCATCTTCACACGGGAAAGTCAAGTGGGCAAGGATATATTCTTTCAACATCTGCAACCCGCCCAAGTTCTCAGGGAAGCCAGCAAACAAATCCCAAGAACGAAACGTAACAGCCATATTGAGCTTTCCTTCAACAACCTTCATCTGTATGCTGTTCAGACAAGGAGGGTCGCTCAAATGTGTCGTGTAGACATCACCGATAGCGAATCTTGCTTGGTTTGTGTTTCCCTGTGCTTTGTTCAATACTGCGATGATATGGTCAAGCTGTTTGACAATGAATTCACCGTATGTGTAGACTTCATTCTCTGTCTTTCTGTCAGACAAAAGATAGCGTTCACAATACTCTGCAATCTTATCGTCATCAGTTGGAGGTGGGAGACCGGGAGGCATAATTGGCGCAAGTGGGCGATGTCCTGGATTATCGATAATCACCATGACACTTTCCAACTGTTTACGAATCTGACCCTCATACGAGCCACCCTTAACAACGAAATCCCAACCATTCTCAACGCATAACCACATCACTTCTCGCCATGCATCTTGAATCGAATAAGATTTTACAACATTCAAATCGAAATTATCACTCTCGAATCTCCTTACCTTTGCAATCAGGGCACTGTACTAGGTGCCAACCATTACATTCTGTTGATAACATATCCAAGTTCTTGAAAGTCCAAGCACATTTGATACGATGAAGAATTTTATGTCTGCTCTCATGTGCTTCTCGCCATAGTCTCAAAAGAACCGAGTCCTGTGCTGGCACAGAACCCGGCTTATGATATACTGGCAAACGTCCCTTGCCGCAACATGACTTGCATTTTTTTACAAGGTCATGCATGATGTTATGCTCCTGTCGTTGCTGCCGCGCCCACCCGAAGAGGTGAGATGAAGTAGCGCAACTTCTCGTAGTCTGTCGTTTCTGCTTCAAACTGAACAGTCTTGGCATGAACGCCTACTTTGTACTTTGGTCCATCGAAGAAAAGACCGAAATTGTCTCGCTTCTCATCTTTGATTGTTACGGATACATCGAAGTCAACGGCACATTCACCATCAATCTTCTCTGTATAAGCATGGGACTGAGAATCTTTGACTTTGTTGCTGATGCTGTACGATAGCTGACCACCCGATGCTTTCAACTTGAGAACATTCACATTGATGCTATTTGAGATAGTCTTTACTTTCTTGATGAAAGCTGAATCTACTTCAAATTCCCCGTGGAAATCCAAAGGATTCTTCGGGCCGAGCGCGCCTTCTGTGATGAGAGTTAGAGCAGAGAGAACATAATCAACCTTTGACTTGTCGTTATAGTTGATTGTCATCTCGTTACCTTCAATCGAAAGTGTGAGAGAATTGATATCACCAAACATTGTCAAGACTGTGACGAACTCTGAGAGATTGTAGATACCGAACTTCTCCAAGTCTCCAGATTCGATTGCAACGATTGCTGGTTTGTACCAGACGTTTGCCATCTGTGAACCATCTTCAGAGCGTGTATTCACCATGAGAGTTTCACCTCTCTTTGCGAATATCACAGAGTTGACTGAATTCATCAACGCTTTAAGCGGACCAACGAACTTCTTTACATCAAGAACTTTAATTACTGTTGCCATGTGTTCCTCCTATGTTTTTAACTTCATTACTGCTTGAATTCCCGTGTATGTATTAGTGGTGATGATACTTAAAAGCTCGGCTTTTGTCAATCCCCTTTCGAGAATTATGTCATTTATATCTTTCACTTTTGTATCTTTTGGCCAAACGAATACTCGCTCATAGTTTCGAGCAAAAATTGATGCTTCTTTCTTACCAGCTTTATCGTTATCGAATACCCAAACTCTTCTCGGGAATTTTTTAGCTACTGTTTCATACATAGCTGTTTCCCAGCGAGTTATACCACTTGTTGCTATCGCATTGTCGATAAACATAGCGTCTATCGGACCTTCAAGTATGAATACATCTTTTGACGAGTCAACAAGATAGTAATTGAATATTTTGTGATTCTCTTTGGGTTTGTATGTCAGATACTTGAAATCATCAGTATGCTTGCCAGTCAAATCTCTACCCTGATAGCAATAAACTCTACCTTCTGTATCGAGAAATGGAATCAACAATCTGTTTCTGTAATCACCAGAATCACAAATGCGCCATGTGCTGTAATATTTTTCAGGTATCTTTCTCTTCATCAAAAGTGTTATAGCGGCGTGCTGAAGAGTCATACGCTCAACTGACTCCTGATGCTCGAACACTGGAAAACTATCCTTAACGAATTCTTCTGTCGCATCAACTCTATCAGGTTTTGGAACAGCCAATTTGATTAGCCCTGATGTAGATGCCATAGGGCGTAAATGCTTCAACCCAAATAACTTCTTGTAATGCTCTGGATAATTCTCTTTGAGGAAGGCCTTAAGTGACAGGCTTGCGCCACAGTTATGACAGTAGTAAGTAGCTGAATCATCCCCGAAAAGCACCCATCCTCTTCGCTTAGACCGGCTTTTCTTGCTGTCTCCACATAGAACGCAACGGAAGTTATATCCCCGACTGCTCTCCTTCAATCCTGGGGCAATCTGACGCATAACTTCATTTAAGGCTTGCTTGTCTAGCAATCTACTCTCCACTTTTTGTCGCAAAGTCTACAGTGTTTATCTACCCAGTAAACATCTCTGTCGTAACCACCTGTATTCGCTCCATTTTTCTCTGTAACAGCCGCTTTCGGATGAGAACAATCATTCTGAATAGATTCAATTTGACTAGATAAAGATTGAATCTGTAATCTCAATTGGTCGATATAATCGCTCATTTAAAAATCCCCCAAAGCATCCACGATATACAGCTTACCGCTAATGCTGGGACCAACATAAACACATTCCCAATACCAGAACAATATCCAGATGAACCATCGTCATAGATGAATAGAGCATACACTAATCCAAAAACTGTGATTGCTGTAGGAATCATCCAGCTTGCAAATGTTATCGTAATCATAGATACACCAACTCTTTCAATGTTTTGGAATGGGTTACTTCTCTTTCGACAATCTCTGTATATTCTTTGTAGTTATTAAGTTGATGGGCAAGTTCTTTCTCTAAAGCAATCTTGAAATCATCACTCACATAATCATATCGACTTACGAGAGAACACATCAATGATACAGCTTCACCGTGTTCATCATCTTCTAACTCCCAATATTTTTCGAGTTCTTCTTTCATTTCAAGCATATTCTTATAACCCATTGTTACCTCCCTGATGTGTATTTGAACGCATCGTTTACGACAATCATTTGCTCTCTGAAAAAAGCGATGTTCTTCTTAGCTAGTTCAGTTCGCTCTTTCAGATTGTACATTTCTTTACCGAATACAGACTTCAACATTTTCTTCTGCAAGTCAGGTATCTTATCAAACACTTTCAAGAAAAGCAAGAACTCGAAGGGAAAATCTCTATCTTTAAGATAATGCTGAATAATGATGGGGTACCCAGTACCTTTTGTTGATGTGTATTCTTCCCACGACTTCACTTTGTTATCTCTGATGTACTTTGACATCTGCACAGAAAACGGTTTGAGATTAGCCGACTTATTCTGGTCTTTCAAATAATCATCAATGTATCTCGGTATGTCTGTGATATATTTTGAGCCATGTGTAGAAAATACCCATATGAGATATGCTTCGAACTTCTTCAAGTCACACTCTAGCTTTTCGAATTCTTTTTGAACGAACGCATCCAGAGAGTACACAAACTGCTCGGGTATGTGCTTGCCTGGTTTTATCGCATGTCCATGAAAGTATTTGAAATATACCACCATGAACTTGTTGTAAACCTGCAATGCTGAGGGTACTTGTCTACGAGCGCAATTCATTTGCTCTCCTGATATCCCAATGAACACAATTCTGTGAATGATTCGGTTTTTGTTCTCCACATATATCACAAGTATTACGAATGATAGAAACGCTATCGATTGTACCTTCTGCTTTTATATCATTTCGTGTAAACCCTGCTGGGGCATACCACATATCAGGATGAGCATTTTGAATCGCGGGTGCTACAAACATAGGAAAATATGGCGCATATATCATTCCAGCGGCCATATTCATTCTTCCAGTATAACCCACTCTTGGTTCGACTTGATTATTCACCAAATCATGCTTTACAATCAAAACAGTTCTCCCATATCTACATGGTCGTTATTTCTTTCAGCTTTCAGCTTATCAAGTATGAACGTGTTATTCAAGATGGTAAGTAAATCAAAATCGAAATTTTCTACGAGACCAAGCATAGCATCATACCAAGTATCGAACCTCTGGCGTACTTTCAAGAAGAAAAGTTCAGCTTCTTGACGCTCTTGTGAAGTAAGATGTTCCTTATCAAGCAATACAATCATTGCTTTTATCTCTGCATCTGTCGTGACTTCATACAAATGTTTCAAATAAAGAACATCTGGCATTCTGTTCTTTCGTAAGAAGCTGGAATCTATAATCATCTTTGTCCTTTTTTCTTGATTTTTATCATAGCTTTGTTCTTCTTCATTCGTTTCTTGATATCTTTGCGTAACACATCTGGTATCCAGATAGTATTATCATCAAATGGAGGAACATCAGCTACTTCGTAAGATTGCATCTTCTCTCCGGGAATGTGAAACAAAACAGTATCTTTGTAGAGAATATGCCAAATCCAATTTTCTTTTTTCTCCAGCTCTTTCTTATCGACAATCTTTGTGTCTTTGACAATGACATCCCAGAAAGGTGCCCAGACTTTCCTATACTTCTTTTTGTCGATAGTGACAGGTGATATTAATTTTATGATTCCAGATGGAACGATAACATTATTATCACTCGAAATAGCTCTACCCATTGATTAGTCTCGCATTGCTAGGAATCTGAGTAGACAGGATGATTCCTGAACGCTCTGCCATCTGGGCACGATATA